AAATATAAATTCTGTTGCATCTATCTCAACAAAAACTTTATTATCAGTATCAATAATGTCTGAAATTATATGACTAAAATATAATTCTGTTCCTATAGTTTGATTCAAGCGAAAAAATGATTTTATAAAATTATAAGAATTCATCCCATACACCCCAAGACAAATCTTATCAGAAACTATTTTCTTTTCTACTATTTCTTGTATAATATTGTCTTGATTGACTAATATAAATGATTTTTGTTGAATATTTTTAATAGTGGAATTGACATCTATACCAACAACAAAATTTGTCATATTTGGACTATTATATGATACTAAACAATCACAATCCTTTACTACTATTGATCCACTAATATTTTCTTTTATTAAACAATTATATACAGTTTCTGGACTACTGTTTGTAGACTCTTCCAGTATTACCACTTTATGTGATATGTTATGAAAACATTGTTTCAATATTACATCTGCCTCATATTTTTGACAATGCTCTTTCAAAACTACAAAATAGATCATAGAATAATCATTAATAGATAATCCTTCTACTACTTTTTCAATCATTAATTTTCCAGATGGATGTGTAAGCATCCATTTTGGTTTCATATTTTGAAATCTAGATGACTTTCCAGCAGCTGGTATTATTAAAATTGGTTTATTTTGGTCTTCACTCGATTTATCATACATAATAAATTTTCTTTCTTTGCTGCATTTGCATATGGTATTATTCTAAATAAATGCAACAACAACATACAATAGTGTTGTCTGGTGTCAAACTTATCACAAACCGTAATAAGTTTTCTTTTTGGAATATTGTTTTTAAATGACCAATAACAAAAAGAATCTTGCAACAATTTAGATTCATCAATAATTGGACATTCGACAAAAGAATCTAAAAAATCTATAAGATAGACACCATCACTATTTATCAGAACATTTTCGAATGTCAAATCACCATGACAATATCCACTAGATACCGTCCATCTTTGATCTGTAATTAATTTCAATGATTCTTCATCAATATTAATAGTTCTTATTTTTTTATTAATTGCGTCACTAATATCAATTTGGTTTTCAGTATTAAAACTAGAAAACAAATCTATTATTTTCATGCAAGAATTTAAAGTATTTTGTTGAAAATATATCGATAGATTTACACCACGAATATATTTCATATCAAAATAAAATAATCCATCTGAATTATAACCACAATCAACTATATCCGTTGTCCTTATAACTGGATGATAAAACTGTTTTTGCTTTAACATCTGATTTTGTAATCTACTGTTATAATCAGTATTGGATGATGTTTTTCTGACAATACCATCCGATAACATCTTTATAGAGCATCCAGAGTGACCATTAAATGAAATCATTTTAAATCTTCATAATAGTATTCACCCATAGACCCATACCAAGAATATGGATATGCATCCCATTTATATTTCTCCCAAAACATACTAAATTTAGGAAGAACTTTAAAAACTTTATCTCTTGTTTTTTCTGACAGGATTAGAGCATCTAACTTTTTTGGATTGTCTACCAAATAATCTTCAAAATTATCAATATACTTTTCCACTTCTGGATAAAACTGCTTAAAATACATTGCTCCCAAATAAATGTTACATCGCACTTCTTTTGTGAAATCTGCCGTGTCTCTTTTCATCCTTGCTGGTTTTAGTGGTATATCAAACACCCTATAAACATCTTCCCTATATCCCCAAAAGATATGGTCTTGTGGATGGAATGGAAATATTTTATTCATTCCTATCACAAATACATTTCCTTTTCTTTTTGATCCATCAGAATACATTAAATCAGTATCATCTATATTATCAGTTATAAAATTGTTAAGATAATTCATACTGTCTTTATGAATTATTTGATCAGATCTCATTTTTGCTACAAGTTTGGACTCTGTTTTTTTAATTCCTTCAAACGAAGAAACTATTTGGTAATTCATATTACCAACTCCATTAACAGGTTTATTTGATTTTATAACTTCTATACCATTTTCATTATATTCATTAATGGGTTCATCATCCCAAGTGGATATAATAACTTTATTGACAAATGGCAATTCCAGATAATACTTTGCAGTATCCACTGTAGTTTTCCATATAGGGCCCTGTAAAACAATATCTAATACTTTCATTTCTTTTTCTCCAAAAAATATTGATATTGAACAGAATCGCAATAAATCAAATCGTGTGTATTAAGATGTTCAGTTAAATAATTTAAAAAATATTGATGCAAATTTATTTTATTCAATATCGACAAATCAAATCCATGTGGATGTGCTTCTACCAGCACATATGGAATTTCTTTCAAAATAGTTGAATTTTGCAAAACATTATATTCAGCACCTTCGATATCAATTTTTATAAAATCAATATTTTTAATATTAAAATATTCTAAAGGTTTAAGATCTACAGTCTCATATTCTTCTATTATATTTTTTTCTACGGAGTATCCACCAACATTTGAATCTTGTCTATACAAGTTTGATTGTTCCTTACCATAATAAATTCCATATTTAAATAATTTAAATTTTGAATTATTTTGAAATCTATCGAAGATAAAGTTAAAATTATCATTTTGTGGTTCAAACAGATATAAATTTTCTATTGATGGTATCTTCTCAAAAAATACATTAGAGACTTCTCCAACATTTGCTCCAAGATCAACAACAGTCTTTATATTCAAATTATTCAATTTATCAAGAATAAATTTAAAAATTGACCAAGTTTCCCATTCTCTTCTCGTATAATTTATATGTTCTTCTCTATTATTGGGCATAATGAATCCATATTGTATTAAGAATACGACTTTTCTTCTTTAATATTTGAATTTGATAACGTATTAATTCGATTCTTGACAGCAAATCTACGATCATTTGTCATATAGACAGATCGTGCAAGTTCAATAAATTCTTCATCGAATTCTAATCTTGATTCTTTGATTCTGATGTCATCTTCAATCTTCCACAAATGTGAATTAATATCTTTCAGTTCTGCTATTTCAGAAGCAAACTTATTAAGATAATTCATCTTTTCAAGTTCTTTTTGAATTATAAATTTTTCTTTTTTGATATTACTTAACTTGGAAGAATCTGTAATATGTTCTTCCTTGATTTCTAAAATAGTATATTTATCAATTACTTCACCAACTGAAACTTCTACCATCATAATATTTTATTCCATTCTTTTTTGTAAATATTTTTAATATAATCAAAATTTAAATATTGATTATATCCATTTATTTTTCTCGAATATAAATTCAAAGAAGCTTTTGTATCTAAACATTCAATCAAGTAACATAATGAAGTTTCTACAGTATGAATTTCTTCTGCATTTTCCAATAACCATGAAAAATCAAAAAATTTAAACATATTCAAATGCTCTAGTTTGTGTTCAACTATTTTAAAATTAGTAGAATAATTCATCTCTCTAATATAAGTTTCTGGAGGAGAAGCAAAAATATTATTAACAAATATAAATTTATCCCCCTTATCGATGCCAAAATATTCTCTACATTTATTTTCTCGCTCTGGGTATCTTTTAAATTTACAATATTTTTGCCAATCATTAAAATTTAACTGAAATGAATGATATTTTTGTTCCATAAAATTATTACAATTTCCTTCAACATGACAAAGTTTATCTATTGGGAGATATAAACTAGTATCATTTACTTTAGAAATTGTATTCTGCAAATACAAGTTTTGTAGTTCATCACTCATAGAATCTATTGAAATATACTTTATTTTTTCATTTTCATTATATTCTTTTAAATATTCATAATGTTTAATAACTGGCCAGATTATTTCATCATAACCTAAATCTATAAAATTATTTACTAGTTTTTGTAGAAAAAAAATATCTCCGAGTCCAGCATATTGTCTAATATAAAGTTTATTCATTTTTGTGTTAATGTTTCTTGTGGCGACCACAAGTAATGGTACATGACTTCATCAAAATTATACTCACTTTTCACTAAACCTGATTCCAACAAACGATCACAATAATCCGAATCTTCAGCATAATTTTTATCAGGGAATCTAATTGCTTTTGCAATTTCAGTTCTTACTGGATTTAAATGATTTAATGGACGATATTGCTTTCCATCTTTCTTGAAGTGTCCATTATTTATGTTTGCATGATTGAACAACATTGTAGGGTTTTCTGAAACATAGTACATACCCCAAAATCCAATTCCATCATATATTTCTTTATGCAATTTATTAAAAATTTTAGGAATGTAATTTGGTGATATCAAGTCGTCGTCATCAATAAAACATACATATTTGCCATTTGCTTTGTCCAAAACTTCATTTCTTTTATCACCAACAGTTCTAGTTTTATCATCACTAACAATAATCAATTCAATTCTATTTGCAATGCTAACTAGAACTTGATCGTCTATCTTTTTGATTAATCTTGATAACTTATCTTTTCTTTCAGGAACTGTCAATATTCCTATTGTCCATAAAATATCAGTTTTAGATAATTTTTCATTTCTATATTTTATTATTTGTTCTTTTACTCTGTGAAATAAATCTCTACCATATTCTTTTGCTTTTTCATAATTAGCATCAATATATGGTTTCATTTCATTATAAGTTTTTTCATTTATAGAATTTATCTTTATTAAAAATTCTTCATATGTTTTAAACGATATAATTCCACGATCATCGAAAAAATCACTGATATTAGGACATCCCCAATAAATAGGAACTGTTTTTGTTAACAAACAATCAATTAGTTTTTCTGTAAAGTAGTTTTTTTCGTAACTACTTTCTACAGCAATACTAAACATAGAATTAAACAAATTGATTTTATCGTCATTTGGTATTAATCCATCATGTAATGTATTTGAAAAATTTAATGTATTTGTTGGATGTCTTGTACTAGAATAAAATTTAGTATTCAATTCAATTTTATTTCTTTGATTCCAAATCATACATCTTAAATTGTATCCTATTTTTCCTAGATGTGATGTTGATAAAAAAGATACATTATATTCTTTATTAAGAATTGGTATTTGTGATTCATCAAATACACCTAACGAATCTAAATGATTTTCTTTCTTTTTATTTAACCAAGTTCCACCATATGGAAAAAATACAGCATTATCACAGTTATTGATTATTTCTTCTTCAGAAGTTAATATTAAATCATATTGATTAGAATTTGTAATAATATTAACATTTGTTTCTCTATTAGTAGAAGTTGAAGGTTCGTTAGAACAAACAAAAACTTTAAATGAACTATTATTAGTAAAATTAATGTTATCATAAACTGGTTCTAATTTATTGTATTTGAAATGTAACGCAGAATCAGTATTTCCAAATCGTGTAAAATGTATTTCACATGGAAAATCTAAGTCTATAGGACCAAAACCAAAATAATCAGCATTATAAATTGTAGCATTCATTTTTATTACCCCACTAAGTTAAATTTAACCATATGCTCTGACAATCCCATTTCCCTGAGTGATTTTTCTTTGGATGGTCCGTCTGCAATACCCATAGTGATCATAGGTTTCAACTCGGGTGAGATAGGATTTCCAGGCCATATTGCATAATTCATTCCCAACGCAGCAACTTTCATCTTAGGAAAGAATACAGGAATTACTTTTTCCATTAATATTTCGTGATCAAATACCTTTCTTTGGTTCTGATTGCGTTCATTCTCTTCACACATGGCAATCCAGTATTTTACAAATTCTATGACAATATCTTTGTATGTAAAAAGAATTGGAGATGCTTTTGGATAACTATAATCTATATGAGGAAAGATACTTTGATATGCAAATGCCATATCAACTGATTCCGATAGAGGATCAAAAATATCAAGTTCTGCATGTATGATCGAATCGACATCCATCCAGACAAATGGTTTTTTCTTCTCTTCCAGAATAGAAAGAATAAATTTGGGTTTTGCCAAACAATTCAATCTATACTCGCCACGCGAAGGCAATTCACGGATGTCGTGAGGAATATTATTCTCATTACAGTTAATTCTCAATCTTCGAGAATGATCGCTGTAATATGTTCTATTATCAATATCGCAATAAAATGATACAATTTCAGTTTTCACGGATTAGTCCAAATAATTCATCATCTGCCATTCTTAGACCTTTAACACGATTAAAGTTATCTATAACCGAATTCAATTTGCTGTTGTATAATTCTTCAGTCAAAGAATTGATATCAAAGTCACCAGTTAGTGTTATGATACCATCTTTATTGAAATGAGTTTCAATGTCAGGAGCACCCCAATATACAGGGATGGTTCCTGTTGCAAAACAATCTGTTAGTTTTTCTGTGTAATATGTTTCATACTTATCATTCTCAATGATTATTGAAAAACGATAATCTTTTAGTGCTTCTAATTTATCCCATGTGGTGCTTCCGACTCGCTTTGATCCCATCACACCACCATATAGATCTACGTTATCTTTCCACTTTTCTGCCAATGAATGACGAAGTGCATGACCAAATGCATACTTTTTTGGTGATGCAATCAGTGATGTCATTTTTGTTTTGGGATAGACTTCTTGTTCTTTGATCCATGGCAGATTGCTTCCTGCTGGGCAGTATCTGATGTTGGGATGTTTATCTACCATTGATTTTTCTGATGTGAACAGAAGATCAAAAGATGAAGCAATCATGACTATATTGTTTTCCCAGATGTCTCTTGGGAAATGCATGGAATGAAAGATAACACGGGACTCGCAGACCCATGCTATCTTTCTCTCTCCTAATTTTTTTTGGTAACTTATACCAGATGCAATTGCACCGTCAATGAATACCTTTATGGGGTGGTCATCGGGGGTCCAATCAAATTCTTTTGGTTTTAAATCTGAACAAGATGAATGTTCTATGGTAAATGGAGCACCAATTGCTTGCATTTTTTTCATATTGTAAATTCTCCACTATTATGTATGTCACTTTCCTATATGGTACTTTGGTACAAGTGTCCATTCTGACTTTTCTTTGTGTGGAATAATTTTCAATCTTGCAAGCGAAAGTTGTGGTTGTTCGTATTTTGTACGATCTACTACTTCAACCAATCCCCACTCTACCAATAACTTTACAATCGTGTTTCTTCTACCCAAATCATCGGTAGACATGTCACTGTCTAGACCATCTAAAACAAACATTTCCTTAAAATGCATGATTGCATATCTACCACGTTTGTGGAGAATATGGCAAGATTGGTAAAGTTTCTTTTCTGTTTTGGAAGACACACCTATGCGAGTAAGTGTTTCCTTTACTTTAAGGAAATCTTCTTCCTTCTTCAATTTTACTTCTACACCCAAACCTTCAAAAATATCTTCTGTCATAATATACTCCCATTTTGACAGAAATTATTTAGGGTTTTACCGTTTTTGACCACCTTTTCGACTTAGTTGCTTGAGGTCTTCTAGGTTTAGAAGGTCTGCTACATTTCTTGCTTGCCTGTCAGAATACCCGTAAACCTCTTTGATGAGTGCTATCTTTTCCTCTTTTTCTGGTTTTACCCACTTAGAAAACCTCTTTTTCTTGCTCAAGGCATACAGGTAATAGTCGTATTGTATCTTTTTATCCAGAAAAGCACAAGCATTCATCTTGGACGCATGTAGTATTGTTTCTGGAAAATAAGAAAAACACTTATTAGTAACGTAAGGAATATACTCCTTTTCGAGTTTTGGGTCACTCTTTATGAGGTTTTCCTTTGTTTGGTTGATTGAGTTTAGGAATTCGGAAAGCATATTATTTGAATGAGCACATCAACATAATGCGAATCAGGCAATCCATCAGTTGAATCTCTTGATCAGCAACGAACGCAGATCGGTACTGGGACTTTGCAATGATCTGGATTGCCTCTGGAATGCTCTGATTCTCCAGATAGTCTCCCAGGGCATCGTAGAGTTTCCTGTAAAGTTCCTGTGGAGCGTTCTCTGCATTCAATGCTGCCCACTTACGAACAGTGGCAAAGTCCTTTGCCTTAAGAGCACCCATGAGATTCTTGATCTCTACGTCACTGACATTTGCTAGAATCCCAATATCAATGGTTCCAGATACCCCGTATCGTTGGAGTTCATTGATGATTCTACGCATATCTGGGAAATACTTTAGAATCAGTTGACCTAAAATCTTTTTATCGTAAGAGATTCCCTCCTGTGTCAAGATATGGCAACAACGCTCCATCATTTTAGCAGCAATTGCTGGTTTCTCGTTGACTGGTAGAGAAAAATCGATGCATGTGCATCGGGAGTGTATCGGTTCGATAATCCTTGACTTGTAATTACAGGTCAGAATAAATCTGCAATTATTTGCAAACTCCTCAATCGCTCCACGAAGAGCAGGTTGAATGCTGTTAGCATTTGAATAGTCAAACTCGTCAAGGATCACTACCTTACGAACATCTCCACTCAGGGAGACTGTACTGGCAAATTGACGAATCTTTGTGCGTAGTGTATCAATGTTGCCCTCTTCAGAGCAGTTGATCAATATCCAATCGCAACCCATTTCGTTACAAAGTGCCTTGGCAACGGTTGTCTTACCGACACCAGCAGTACCCGAAAACAGTAAATTCTGTGGTTCTCCTTTAGCAACCATGTCGCTGAAGGTTGACTTCAGCGACATGGGGAGAACACACTCCGAGATGGTCTTTGGTCGATACTTTTCGACCCACAAAAAATTGTCAGGGTTCATAATAATTAAGATCCATACTTTGAAGTGTTCGCTTCCATGGCAAACCAATACTTGAGTGAAATGTTGTTGTTTACAAATTCACCCACTACGTTCTTAGCAAAATTAACGGTATAATCTCCAGGGAGAATCTTGATGTTTTCCATCTTGAAGTTGAACAAGAAAGACTCACCCTTCCAATCCTCAAACACCACGACCTTGTATGTATTGCTGGTTGGATCTCCAAGATCCGAAACCATTGCTACAATGTCACCAGAATCATTTGTGAATGAAAGATCGGGCAATTGCATTACTGATGCTGCTTTCTGAAGTTCAGAAAATTGCTTATCAGTAAGTGTAATGGATATATTGACCGCTGGCATGATGACATCTTTGGTCGGAACCGAAAGCAGTCTTGGTTCTGAATAGTAATAATTCACTACAGAATTACCACCATTCTTGATCTTCACGCTCTTCTCACCAAAAGTAAATGATGGATTGTTGAAAAGACTGATAACACCCAGAAACTTGTTTAGATCCCAGATTCCAAACTCAACATCAAATGTTTCGTCAACGGTTGCAATTGCCATTCCATTCTTGGATGGTGTAATTGTCTTGATTATCTTTCCTGGTTTAACCAGGAGATTTGAATTTAAACTTGAAAAGTTCTTAAGAATCGCTAGAGTATTTTTAGAAAATGTTACAGTGCTCATAATTAAAATTTCTGAAAATTGTTCTCAAAATCATCGTACCCATCATCAAAACCATTTTGCCAAAGATTTTTTAATTTTTGCTTTGACTTTGTTTTTTCCGAATCTTTTTCTTTTTTATTTACGGATTTTAATTGTTTAGGTGGTTTTGGTTTTTCCTGATGTTTATCGTCACGCTTCATTACAATCTCCATTATACCATGTCATGCTCATAATTCAACCCAAATCTTGTTACTTTCTTCTTGTATTCTAGTATACATTATTCCTGTAGATGGAACATACCATCTATCTCCTATTGAGGAATTCGGTGGAGTAAATTCTGAAATATAAAATCCATCGCTATCACCCAGATCGCTCCAATAAGATTTACCTTCCATAGTTCCAGGAATTCTGGATGAAGTGGGTTTGACAGCAACATAAACATTACCATTGAATTCTACAGAATCACCTATACGGTACAAATATGGTTTACCATCGGGATCGTATTGTTTAAACTTACCTCTAAAGTTTAAATTGTCTGTCGATTTCATATCAGTTATTTATCATTCTACTAAAATTATTCTTTTTCTCAAAAGAGATTATCGTAGAAAATTTGTCAACCAATTGATCTGCTTTATGACTGATCACATATACATTTGCTTTGTCGCTTATGATCTTTAGTAATTTCATGAGATCGTCCATACCGACACCATCAAGTGAAGAATCAAAAACCTCGTCTAGAATAAGCAAATTACAATTTACACTATTCTTGAGTCGTGCTACCTCACGCCATGCAAGGAGCAATGCCAGATCTATACGCATCTTCTCGCCTTCACTAAAATTCATATAGGAAAACTCATCGCGATATCTTGATTTGATCTGCTCATTGAATTCTTCATCCATATGGAACTGCACGAAGAAATCCATCGAAGATAAGAATTTATTGATGTACTTGTTCATGTGTGGAAGATAATATTTTATAATCTTTGTCTTCACACCACCATCGCGAAGAAGTTCGTTGGCAAATTCATGATACATTAATTCTTCGGAATGAAGATTGCGTTCTTCTTCAAGTGCTACAAATCCACCTTCAAGAAGTTTTAGTTTTTCCTTTTCATCCACAATATTATTTTTAATCGTGGATTTCTTAGTTGATGATTTAATTCTTTCAATTTCTTTCTTAAGCATCTCAATCTCTCTGTTGACACCATTTGTATATGACAGAGATTTTGATGCTCTTTCAAGTTGTAATTCCAACATCTCAACATTCTGCGTATTGTCTTTTAACGCACTGTTTACATGTTCGATCTGATCATCAATATTTGAAATTTCATAATTTGTAGTCAGGATTTTTTCCTTCTTCATCTTTTCTTCAATGGGTTGACTACAGGTTGGGCATTTGCAATTTTCTTTAAAGAAAACAATCTCTTGTTGCTTTTGCTTTTTATTTGCACCAAACTCAGAAATTATAGAGTTATATTTCTTTGATTTGGATTGACATTCTTTGATGCCATTTTTAAGATATTGAATATCAGTTTCTATAGCATTTAGAGTAAGATTCTCAGAAAGAAGAGAGTAATTATGATGAAGAATCTTATCCTCTAGTTCTTTAATTCTATCGGAAACATCTTCATCTTCTTCTGAGTTCTTCTTTTCCAGAGTTGAAATATAATTTCTCTGAATTGATATCTTGCTCTTTTCCAATTCAATTTTAGAATTCAATTCCTTGATTGTTTCCTTAAGTGAAATAATCTTTCCCTTAAGTACGATATTCATGGTGCTGAATATATTGATATCAAGAATATTTTCAATGACTGATCGTCGGTCTGCTGCACTCAACTGCATGAATGGCACAAAGGATGAACTACCGAGAATGACAACCTGAGTGAACGTCTTATAGTTCATCTTTAGTATTTGTTGTTCAAGAATATCCTGATAATCAAGACTCTTTGCTTCTTGATCAATTATCGTTCCGTTTTTATAAATCTCAAATATTCTTGGACCGATGCCTCTTCGAACCATGAACTTATCAGCACCCTTTGAGAATTCAATTTCAACTAGACATCCCTTTTCATTGATTGAGTTGACCAGTTGTGGTATGTTTATTTTTCTAAAAGGTTTACCAAACAAAGCAAAGGTAATGGAGTCTAGAAATGCAAAAGACTTTCCACTTCCATTGTTACCACAAATTAAAGTTGTATTATTCTTGTCTAGTTCGATTTCGGTAAAGGTATTGCCGAAAGATCCAAAGTTTTTAAATCTTACTTTTTCAAATTTAATCATATGGAGAGACTTTCCATGTATAAGTCTTTAATGATCGTCTTCAATTTAGTCTTGTCTATATCTCTTTCAATTGCATCCACTTCACGATTTATGATGCTTATTGTATCCTCTGATTCATCGAATTCAACAGTTGATGATTTTTCTAGAGGATCTTCATTAATTGAAAGATCCTGGATTCCCTTGCTCCACAAAGCATCAATGAATTTATCAAAGATTTCCTGCTTTGATTTGCTTCTTACAGTTATTCGAATAAATGCATTTTTTAGATTTGTTTCTTTCACATAATTGGCAATCTTTTTTACCTCATCAGGAGTCGAGTCGTCATATGTGAATACATGAAAGATGTTGTTTTCATTTGGTATGAATTCCAATACATCCTTTTCAGTATCGTAGACATGAAACCCCTTGGTAGAATAAACATCAGAAAAAGTCATCTGATATTGTGTGCCAAGATAATGTATGTTGCCTTGTGACTGCTTGATATGGAAGTGACCAGATAACACTTTATCGAAACGTTTAAAGTTCGATGCACTAAACCCATGTGAGTGCTTGACTCCAGCGATAACCTCGAATCCTGCAATTTCAAAATGACCACCAATCATTCGACAAGGGCATGTCGAGAGAAAATCCAAGACATCTTGTTCGTTTTCCTTAGTAATCCAAGGAACTATCCCAAAACAAAAGTCATCAAATTTGATTGTCGATGGTTTCTCATAAAGAATAATGGATTTATACTTTTCCGTCAACAATTCCTTCAATGAATTCAATTCATTTGTGTTGCGAAAATAAGTATCATGATTTCCAATAGTTATGTGCATTCTCAGATTATTATTCTCAATGTAATTGATAAATCTCTTTCGAACCGAAGAAAGAGTGTTGAAATTAACAAACTTTCTTCGGTCGAAAAAGTCGCCAAGGTGAATAACGTCGAGAATCTGGTTTTCCTTTAGATAAGGAAAAAATTGTTTTTCGAAAAAGGTAAGAGCGTTCTCTAGGAAAAAAGGTGAATCATTACGAACTCCGAAGTGGGTATCGGATATAAATGCTATTTTCACTTTCGCTTCCTTTTCTTTCTTTTCTTTTTGTCTTTTGGTTCTAGTTTTTCAACATCCATTTCACTGAGTGAAAAGTGTTTCTGTAGAAATTCGCTGTAAGTTGCAGTATCTGATTCTTTCTTCATCCACTCTACAAACTTACCATCCATGTCTTTCATCTGTAAGCACTTATATTTGATGAATGCTTGCTTCTTTTCCTTTTCTATTCTGCGTAAAAACGCATAATAAATTATTTGGGTAAAATAAGAAAAGGGATTTGATGATTTTTCTGGATCAAAATTGTGTGCATATAAAAGACAATTTTCCACCCCATCACCAATCATATCTTCCTTAAATGGGTAGTTGATAAAATTTGGTCTGTGTGATAAATGTTCTGCAATCTTAAGAAAAGATTCTGCAATATAGTCAGTTACTGGTGGTCGTCTGTCACCACATTCCTCTGCATCTTTTACTAATTTTTTCCACTCGGTCATTGCAGCACAAAACTTAACATTGTTGATATAATGTTTTAATGTTTTTACTTCTTCTTCTATTTCTTTTTCATCTTCTTGATTCATGTTCATCCTCACTACGAATCAAGTATAGCATACTCAATTGTTTTTTCAAGTAGTTTATAAGATTTTTCAAAAAACCCTTACTTGGGGCTTGACACCGTTTTGAAGACATGTGTATAATCTTTGTGTGGGAAAGAAGAAGAGATCTAGTAATACTGTATTATACTATTAGTAATCAGTAGAATTGGGATCAGGATTCCAGTCGGAGAAGGTGTTCCCAAAATCCTTCCTATCCTTCTCGTCACCAGTAAAGCGATTACGCTTTTTAATCTCATCAATCATATTTAAAAGAACCTTTGGATCTAATACTCCAGAAGTAATTAGATTCATGATGCTCTCAGCAGGAATGTACATTTGCATCATGATCATGTGACGATCTAATTCATTTTCATCAGTCATATCTGGAGGAAGATGTAGTTTCTTTTCCTTCCTCTTTCTTTTTGATTTCTTTGGTGGGTCTTTATAATTATCCATCAAATTAGATGAATTATTGATCAAATCCTCAAGCATTTCAGTAAGAGGGAATGCATCTGATAACATATCTTCAGATGGAGTTTCCTTTACCTTTGTCTTGAAATTCTTTGGATCAAATTCCTTTTCGCTTTCCAATATGTAAAGTTTTGTTGTTTCTTTATTTGGTACACTGACAAAAGCAATATGATTTGTTGGTATTGCAACATTTTTATCATCAGTGTTCACTAACCAATCATGTAGTGTTGTTATATCAACGTGTCTGCCCATAAAATCCAACGAAGATGATGTCTTAAACAACATGGGTTGAAAGACCTTCATGGATGTTTCATTTTCTTCAAGAACCTGACACGCAATCTCTTCACCACTTCTAAGTTTAAGAATCTTAAGATTCATTCGTATCTCCTAATTTGATTTTAGTCTTCTTGAATGTAAACTGTTCATTAGTATATATGCTGGTGCGCTCATCTAGATGTCGCAACGCATGATTGCGATACTTGAGGTAACTGAGATCATCACCTAAATCAAACACTGTTACTCTATCCTTTGTGTCAGACTTTCTCAACCCTCTACCAATTGACTGCAAGACACGAATAACTGATTTGGATGGTGAAGCAAATATAATGGCATGTATGTTTTTGATATTGATGCCTGTGCTGCATGTACCATACGATGCAACAAGTATGCTATTGTTTTGCTTATCTACAATTTTACGAATGTCTTCTCTTTCCTCGATATCAGTCTTTCCACAAATAAGATAACAATCTTTCTTATTGTTCTTTGATATCTTTTGAAACAAAGGAACACCGTGCTTTTCAACAAAATTGAAGAGCACAAGTACATTTCCAGAAATACTATTTGCTAAATTACTGATGAAGTTATTTCTTTTTTCATTGGTAACCAACCAATCGATCTCTTCAACATATTTTGCTCTTTTAATCTGTTGAATATCTGCATCGGAATATCTCAAAAGTAAACATTCAATATTTAATTTTGCCAAGACATCCTTGTCTATGAGTTCCTTGGTTGTAGTTACTTGATGTACTGCTCCAAATAAACCTTCTAGTACGAGTCTGTGTACCTGTGTACCATCCAACGTTCCTGTCGTTCCTATTCTATAATTGCAATTTTTCAACTTGGTCATTATCTTGATCAGTGATTTTGCCTTAAACAAATGTGATTCATCACCGATGATTGCATCAAATTGCTTGAAATATTCTTCAGACTGAGTGTGAAGACTTTGCCATGTTGAGATGACTACTCTACAGTCAGTGTTCTTTTCTTGTCCACCATAGACTAAGTGTATATGTTTTGATATGGATTTTGAATTTGCGTAGTCTTGAAAATCAGAGTTCAGTTGTGTAACTAGTCCTGTTGTTGGCACGACAATGAGAATCTTATTCTGTGTTCTCTGCAACAATTCCAGCATGATCATATAGATGATCAAACTCTTGCCACTACCAGTAGGTGATATCAGAAGTGCTCTACGATTTTGTATGGCGTGCTTGACTGATTCGATCTGGTAGTCGTGTGGTTGAATCTCCTTGCCTCCTGCGAAGACTCTAGGAAATTGTGTTGGTGGATCGTCATTCTTGAGTAAACTCTCGTATGCGACTTTGTATCCACGTTCAGATGCAAATGTCATTACATAAGGAAGCAAACCAGCATATATTTTATTGGTAATGATATTATATAAACGAATCTTACCATCCCATTTTTTCTTACGGAATGCTGGATTGTATTCAGAATTTGGAACTCTAAAAGTAAAGAATGAAGAAAGTTCCTTAGCAATACCTTTGTCACACTCTATCTGAATATAAACAGAATCTACATGTTTTATCTTTATCATAAACCTTGAGTGAACTTAATCCATTCAATCGATGATCGAATGCTCCAAATTTTATTTGAAATTACTTTTACCACACCTTCGATGTAATTTACTTTTTCTTTTTGAAGAAAAACTTTATTTGCAAGAGTGATAACTTCGCTATCGCTTTCAATGAATCTATCCAGGTCTTGCTTCAGAATGTTCAGATCAAATTGTTCCCATCCTCTTTTCTTGAGATCTTCATCTGACATTCTGCCAGAGTAGTATAACCATTTATCTCTTTTGAGAATTTTTAATTTTGATTCTAAACTTTCTAGTATGAGTTTTTCATCCATCAATATGCACAGATATTTGTTGTGCAACTGTGGTATTTTTGATGCTTCTTCTTCTAGGTGGTCTGTATTGATTATTGTGTCTAGTTCTGCTTGTATTTTAATTTGATCGATATTCATAATAATTAAGGGTTATTTGTGTATACTTCAATTTCGTAATGGGTATATGCAAATGTTGCTGTTGCAATCACGGTATCTGAATCGGTGGTTGAAGAATCAAAATCAATAGCACTTAAAAAGGTAGGATAAACATTTCTATATTTTACTGCCAAGATTGGTCTATATTGACTGTTCAAGACTAAAACATATGCAGATGAAATCTTTTGCGATTCTCGAAGAACTTCAGTAGCAGAATCGTATGAAATACCAAGATCCTTTATCCAGTTGTGTATTTCTAACCAATTTTTCATATTTTCGTCTACAGAAAATCCAATTTGTAAGTCTTCGTAAACATAAGAGGTTCCTGGTCTACGAATAGAAATACCAGTTGGATTTGATTGTATCGAAGTACCAAAACTTAAAGATGGAATGTTTGCTCTTTGACAGAAATATGTCATCGTTGGACAACGAGTCAAGACAAATCTAAATTTATTATTTGTTAATACATTGTGTGTATCTGGTTGTAATAAATTATCAAACAAAAAATCACCAGGCAAATCACGAAGAACATTTTCAGTAACTTCATCCTTTATGATTTGTTTGTTGTTGTTTGGCATATCAATATGTATAAAAGAAAACCCAGGGTCTTTCAACCCTGGGTTTCGTGTGGTTTATCCGAATCTATCAGACGGTGTTTCCGTGGAGATTCTTGACTGCGAAGAGGCGGTAGTAAGCATTGGTGCTTGCCTCTAGACCGTCTTCTGGTTTGCCTGAACCGAAGGTGCTGCTACGACCACCAGCGAAGGGATTTGCAACTAGACCGTAACGAGTCTTAAATCCGATCTTTGGTTGGAAGGTGTCTTGACCGACTGCGCGTACCATTTGGAGGGGAACGTATGGGCAGTAGAAGAATCCTGCGTCATATGGTGAGGTTCCCTTGTATCCAACAGTGATGAAGTTAACATTGTTTGCAATGAAGGGATCGATGTAAACTTTGAACTTGTTGTTGAGTACACCAGCGAAGACGTTACCAGTATCATCTACTTGAAGGTCTACATTGAGTGCTGGTGAGAGGTTGAGGAATCCACCCATTGCGAGTGCTGAAGCAACGTCTGCACTGCATACGATGAAGTTACCCTTGCCTCTACGAGTATCCTTAGCAATTGCGTTTGCTTCGCGTTCAATTTGGAACATAAGTCCACGGAAGCGTTCTGCTGACCAACGACCGTCTGAGTCGAGAATAAGGTCATAAACACCACCTGATCCACCACCAACTCTAGAAGCTAGATCGGTGTTTTGGCAACCAGTCTTAGCAACATAGTACATTGCGCGAAGAATTTCGCGGTTGATTTCGTTCATGATTTCAACCGAGAGGATGTTAGCAAGTTCTGCCTCTGCATCAAGTCCGTGTACTGCACGAAGATCTTGTGCGAGTTCTGTGGTGTATTCTGCTTTGAGTGCGCGTGATCTTGCTTGTACAGCAACGCGTTCAATGCTGAATGCCATTTCACGGAAGTCTGCTGTTTCAGTATTCTTACCGAGAGTTTCAGCAGTTGAGGTAAGCATACCACGGAACTGACTGAAGACATCAGGACGAGTAATAAAGGTTGCACCATTGGTTGCTGCATCAAAATTACCGAGTGCATTGTTTCCGAAGATACCGAGTGTTGAACCAGAAAGAATTGCTGCGTAATTTGCTGCACCAGGTCCAGATGCACCGCAAACACCTGAGAACTTGGACCATGGTTCATCGAAGAGTGCTTCTTCGCCTTGGGTGTATCCGTTGTTGTCGTTTCCATAACGTGCGCGCATTGCGAAGATGAGTCCAGTTGGAGCACTCATGGGTTGAACGCCTGCGATGTCGTATGCAACGACATTGGGCATTGCGCGGCGAACGAGTGAAATCAGAACAGGATCATAACCTGCGAAATTTCCTGCTGCACCAACTTGACCAGCAGCAAAGTTGCCACCGATTCCGATTGGTCCCATGGTATTTTCGAAAAGGTTTTGTGATGCTCTTTCTTCTCTCATTGCCTTGACTTGGTTCTCAAGAAGGACTGCGGTTACGCGCTTCTTGTGAAGGTCAGTAATTGATGGAAGATCTCCGTGTTCTAGAACGGGTGACCACTTCTCTACGAGTGTGTCATATGGTGTACTATTGTTAAAATCGAGTGACATTTATTTTTCTCTCCTTAAGTCTTTATTTATTTATTAAATTTACATTTTCAAATGTAATTGTCCTTGACGATATTGGGATTAATTAAACTAGCAAGTTTTTGTGCTCTTTCAGTTGGATGAACTTTTTCAACCTTTGGATTGTTTCTTTGTAACATGCTAATTGTATTGATTACGCTTTCCATGAGTGGATCATTGCTGGTTGAATCACCAACAAATGAACCACTTTGGGTATCCTCGGTTAGAGGTACTTGGGTTGGATTATAATTTGCTTGTGGTGCAGCACTTACGCTTTGTTGTGGTCTTCTTGAGAAGTATGACTCACGAAGAAGTGAAACTTTTTGCTTGTATTGATCTACAGTCTCAAATTCGAGTCCTTCTGAGAGTTTAGCAAGTTTTTCAACTTGAGTTGCTGCTAATCCAGCGGTTTCCTCCATGAATGCTTCGGCACAAAGATGTGCTTTAATTTCATTCTTGAGGTTCATATTTTGCTTGATTAGATTGTTTACGTTCTCTTGAAGTTCTTCGTTTGCATCAAAGAGATCGTCAAGAACATTATATTTTTCTTGTGGTACATCGATGAAAGAATTCTCAAACAGGTTCTTTAGACCCATGATGAAATTCTCTGCGATCTCTGTGCGAAGACCTCTCTCTACAGCAACTTTATTTTCAGTCATCCACTCTGAGATGACGTAATCAAGATAACTT